ATTGGCATCACCTCCTTTCGGAGATTAGCCGCCCATCCCTGCCTATTTGGTTGTGCTCATTTATTATAACATAATTAGACAGACAGAATTTTTTTGTATTTAAAATCCTTTATAGGCAATGTTTGATAAATCTAAGCAACCAAATATGAAACAAAAAAACCTTACAATCTGACAACTTTTATGATAATGTATTGGATAAGCCAACGCTGCTGGCGAACTTGACTAGATCACCAGCAGCCAGCAAAACGAGCCGACGATGATGAGCTACCAACAACAATGAGCGCTGAAATAAAAAATTAGACCTTAGCGGAGGTGCAAACTCCACAAAGGTCAGGGAAAATTTTAAATCTAAAGATAACCGCTTTAGACTTAAAGACTTTTTAATTGACTAAAGTATATCAAATGGCACTAAAGGAATCAAGGGGGACAAGAGAAGTATCATTTGTAATATTTTCAAGAAAAAGTAAGTTAAGCCGGGTCAGTATCTTTACTGCCCGGCTTTTTTGTTTCCCAATAATTACAAGATGAAAGAATTGGAGGGACAATAGTTTTCTATCTATCGAGCGTCCGTCAGATTGTATATAATTTAGTTACTCACCTAAAAAATGGGGGGAGAGTCATGGAGGTTTCAGTAAGAGCCAAAGAAATATATAAATTTATCGAAAATTTTAATGGCCACCCAATTTTTATAGACATCATGACCATCGATCTGGGAGATAGGGGGACGGTTAGGTTTGCATTGTGTGAATTAATAGATGTTGGATCCGTAAAACCTGTAAGGGCTAAAAATAAATTTGATAATATTTACCAAGTCGAGTATCACATTATCAATAACAATGATCCAACAAGTGAATCATTCTGGAAATAAATATGGGGAGGGGAATTTATGATTAATGAATTGGAATTACTTTCAAAGAAAGAATTTTTAGAATTGGATATCGAAGATTTTAAATCATTATGGAGGGAACTAAAGGGTGAGATCTTGGATAAGAGGGACTTATATCAAAGATGCGATCCAGAGAAGTATGAAAGAGAATTGCATATTCTCCAATCCGTATTAAAGGCAATGGATCTAGCTGTGTCAGTTAAGATAACTGAAAGAAGAATAAAGGATAAAGTTTGCCAGTTTTGCAGAAATACAGAACTTGACACCAGAGGATATGGTACCTTGTGTACAAATTGTTTTAATGAGTATGAAGAGAGAATGGGCAGGAGGATTGTAAAATGAATGATGTCACTTCAACATTTCGACCAGCAGTATTTCCGGCAGACATAATGTATGACGAAAATCTTACCTCAAGTCAGAGACTAATACTGATTGTTTTATTCACTTACACGAACGCACATACTAATACAGCTTTTCCAAGTTATCAAACGATAGCCGAACGGTCTGGATTTGAAAGGAGGACATGTATAAAATTAGTCGATGAATTAATAACTAAGGGATACATCGAAAAGCAAGAAAATTACACAAAAACAAAAGGTGGAAAACCTAATCAGACATCAAATTTATACACGCTACACTTTAAGGAGAGACAAGTAGGTAGTGATTTTAAATCACTAGGGGGTAGTGATTTAAAATCACTAGGGGTAGTGAACGACGATCACCGGGGTAGTGATTTAAAATCACCCAAACTATCCATAGGAACTATCCATTGTGATCTTAATAATAATGATGAGGAAAAAATCGAAAACGAAGACTTTAAAAAATCGGTTCATCTCTGGGAAAATATCATGGGTAATGCAATTTCAGGAGTCGAAAATGATTATATCGACGAATGGATATCACAATTTAATATGCCATTCGAAATGGTGAAGGAAGCAGTTGATCGCATGATTGCGTTGAATATAAGACCAAGGAATATCAGATATGTCGATTCAATAACAAGAGGATGGCATAAGTCCGGGATCAAAACATTACAAGCGGCAAAAGAGGAAGTTCTTGATCGTGAAGCTAGTAAATTAAAAAAGAGACAAGGGAATAAGCCATTAAAACAGGGAGAGCAGAAGCCAGTAGAGCCATCTAGCTCAAAATACGATAAGTTTTACCTTTAAACGAAGGGCCGTGATTAGCATTGACTAACGGTTTTGAACGAATCATTGAGAACTTAAGACTAAAGCATGAAGCATTTAAGGCAAGCAATACACAGCCCATGGAGCCGATAAACTACGAGTGCTCGATTTGTGAGGACCGGGAAATCGTTTTGATCGAGCAGGAAGATGGTTCAGTTTCAGCACGAAACTGTCAATGCAAAGCACAGAAGATCCAGCGACGAATGTTCAAAGCATCGGGACTGACCGAAGAACAAGCTTTGATGACGATAGATGACTATAACGTTTCACCAGATACCATGAAGATGTACCAGATGACGAAAAATTATTTATGCGGACAATCATGGCGGGAAGGCAAAGGATTTGCACTGGTCGGAAGTGTGGGAGCAGGCAAGACGATGCTGGCACAGATCATCGCAAGCGAGATCATGCGCGACATGAAGACCGTGATCTTTATCCCAACGACAAGCCTGATGGCTGAACTTTTGGCAGCCCAATTTTCAAATGACAAATCAGAATTTGAGCAGCGTATAGACAAGTTAATCAAAGCTGATGTTGTTATTTTTGACGATATAGGAAAAGAGAAACCTACGGAATGGGTCCAGAATCAATATTTTAGAATCATCGACGGTCGCTACAACAACCGGAGAGCAACCGGATATACATCGAATTATGATTTTGATCGATTAGCAGATCGGTTTTCTGAATTTGGGGATGCGATCATATCCCGGATCATAGCGATGACGCGAGATTATGTAGTCAATGTTAAGGCCAAGGATTACAGATTGAAATAAGGGAGCGGATCACATGTCAGAAATTGAACAAAAAAAAGCCAGCACACACTAATAATGTACTGACAAAGGGAAGAAAAACGACAGACCACGATACCATCAACAATATTCAGTCATATATGGGATTCCGCAATGCCATATAGACAAGCATAATGATACCAATAATTTGAAATTTTGTCCAACTAAAAATATTCCATTTGTAGTAATATAAAGGTAGGACAAAATAATAAATTCTAAGGGCACATATTAACGGTACAAGCGTTCAGGATTAATGATTAGGGGGAAAGGTAATGAGGACATTCATTGAGAACAAAGAGCGGGCAGACATGGATATTATTGTCGACTCATTTATTCATGACTTAAACATCTACGAGATGACATCCATGCCGATCATTACGATTTATAACAATATCACGAAAGACTATCCCGGAAAATTTGTAGCACGATTATTCATGATTGAACCGGGCGAAATTAAATACACAAGATATATTATGTTGTCAGATGATTTATCCAAGATATGGAAAGAAATCCCGCCAAATATGACTAGGATGCTGCCGCACCCGAAAGATGATCCAGTGGTTCTTGAGACATGGCTATAATTAGCGAAGCTACAGGAAGGGATGGATGCAATGGATCTTATCGCAGAAAAGGAAATACTCCGGAGAGCTATTCTTGATTATGGAAAAGTACCGCAAAAGATAAAAGCGATCGAGGAATTAGCCGAACTCATACATGCTTTATCCATTGGTAACCCCAAAATGATAGCAGAAGAAATGGCAGATGTGTCTATCATGCTTGAGCAATTGAAGCTGATTTATAATAATGCTGCGGAAGTTGAAGGTTATCGTTCGGAACGGGCAAAGAAAGCAACAAGGAAAACAAAGCCGCCGATCGAAGAGTTATCGAAATTAATCCAAGTGATAGCCAAGAATAATGACTTATGCCTTGTAGCAGAAAAAATAGCAGATACCTATTTGATGATTGAAATATTGAAAACTACCTATCACAATGCTAAGAAAGTGGAAGGATATCGTAAGTACAAGCTCGAACGGCTAAATTATCGGCTACTCAATTTGGAATCGCAAATTGAGAATGAGGGGGGAGAATGCATTGGAGCGAATGGATAGAGATAAGGAGATACGAGAAATGAAGAAAAAAATTAATCTTCAGCTTTTATTATCAATTATCGTAACCATTAGTCTAGGACATTTAATACCTATGGACTTCAAAGTGGTCTACGGATTTTGTGCTGGAATTGGAGTAGGGGTGTTTTTGTTCCCAAGATTGCTAGAAGCACGGATAAGGGATGACATCAATAAGATGTGGCGGCGCAGTAATGACAACGAATGGAAAATATGGATAACAGATCACCATGATGACTCTAAGGAGATCAAGGATGTTTAATATTGTGGAGTTAGATTCTCCTTTAAGGGGAACTAGGGCTTTTCGTGTGGGGGGATGCACCATCATGGTTGGGGTAGAGATGGGGTTGTGGCATTTATCGATATCACACCCAGATAAATATCCAGATTGGGATATTATAAAATTCGTGCGATATTCCTTCTGTCCCAAGAACATAACGATGGCAATGCTACTTCCTCCGCCGGAAAATTATGTAAATGTCCATAAAAATTGCTTCCATCTTTGGGAAGTACAAGATGATCGAGGCAAGAAGAAATCAAGGATCCTAATTCCATAATGGGCGGGGCGATGATCGGAGAGTGCCCGGTCTGTCAAGATATTATCTGGGAGAGCGATGACTGGGTATTGGATAAATTCTACATGAAGCACCGGGAATGCGATTCTGCTTTAATGGAGGATGTGGCACTCAAGCTTTCAAGGCTATCTCGGGAGCAGAAAATAAGAATGCTAATTTTCCTTGAATCAATCACGGAAGAAGAATAAGGAATAAAAGAATACGCACAGGAACAAAACGAAAGAAATGCCAAGGTGTAATTTTTATTTCAAAATCATTCTTACAGATTGTAGTAGTTTTGTATTGATTTATTGATAGGAATAAAGGAATAAAAGAATACGCACAGGAACAAAACGAAAGAAATGCCAAGGTGTAATTTTTATTTCAAAATCATTCTTACAGATTGTAGTAGTTTTGTATTGATTTATTGATAGGAATAAAGGAATACGCTGGGGGTGAGGGGCGATGGCAAAAAAAACTGTGATCTGCCCATCAGAAGAACGAGAACAATTTGTCGTGGTGCAATGGATGGAACTTAAAAGAATCACATTTATACATGTTCCGAATGAAGGGAAAAGGAGCAGATTAGCCGGAGCAAAACTGAAAGCGCAGGGACTTAAGCCGGGGTTTCCAGACTTACTTATTTTTGATATTCCACCAAAACGTCCGGGATACCGGGGAGTCGCAATCGAGATGAAAAAACTTGATGGCCGGGCAACGGATATGCAGAAGGAATGGCTGAAAAAATTAAGGGAGCTGGGATGGTTTGCCTTGGTATGCGAGGGAGCAGATAAGGCAATCAAGGCGCTGGAAGAATTGGGATTTTAATTAAAAGGAGATGAGGAATAGGTGTATGGAGATTGATAAGAAGTGTGGCAATTGCGGACATCTTCTCCCATTGAAGGGAACCGTAGCGGAAAAAATGTGGCAGGCAGAACTCACTAAGGGTGTTTGTGAATGTAATGGAAAGCAAATGAATGGATCGCTTTTGGCAGGATGTACATTATGGTGCGATAGAACTGTGCCAAGAAACAAACCCTAAAACTATGGATAGCTAGGGGAGGGATAAAAATTGATAAAGATTTGTCTTGATCCGGGCCACTGCTCTTATGGAAGTGATTATGGAGCGGAGGGCAATAATCTAAAGGAATCGGACTTAACGCTAGATATCGCCTTGAAACTCCGGGACATTTTAGTAGGACGGAATTTTGATGTTATGTTGACAAGAGAGGGAGACTTGGTTAAGGGGCTACAGGAAGGTTATACCTTAAATGAATCCTTACAGAGACGATGTGATATCGCAAATGCTTTCCAAGCGAACATCTTTATTTCTATACACATTAACAGTGTTGATATTACTAGCCCAAGCGGTGTGGAAATTCTTGTGGCTGGCTTTGGTGGTGAAGCTCAAAAAATAGCTGAAAAGATACTTCCATATTTGGTCGGAATGGGACTAAAAAATAGACATGTAAAAACCCAGAATGTCTATGTTTTACAAGATGGACACACGGCAATGCCCGCAATCCTAACGGAAAACGGATTCATAAGCAATGCCCAAGATGCGGCGAGATTAGCGAACCCGACATTTCGTCAGAAGATAGCCATTGCTCATGCAGAAGGAATCATAGAATATTTTGATCAGGGAGGAAGCGACATGTTGAAAATTGCCATACTTAAATTTACCAAAAATGATGATTGGGCGGCTGAAGATGTCGATGCCAAGCATGGAGGGATCGCCAACTTCACCCGTTATGGCACAGACAAGATTATTCCATCAGAAGCACTTCAGGCGGAACAACTAATTGTAATTGGGGGACCAACAACCGGGCACAAGAATGAGATTCTTCTTTCAGGTAAAGACAAATATGAAACGGCTGCAAAGGTCGATGTATATTTAAAAACTGGTCAACACTAGAAAATTTTAACACATTGCCATGGCAGGCTGAGAATAAAGCCTGTTTTTTTATTTGGAAGTTATTAACATGTTATCTACAGATTGTGGATAAGTAGTTAATTTATGAACACTATAATGTAATTAGGGATACTAAGTGACAGAAAGATAAATATAGGATAAAATAGGACAAGGAATTAAATGGAAGGAGTTCAGGAGAATGAATGAGCAGCTCAAGGTCCAATATATCCCGATTGAGGAACTGAAAAATTGGGATGAAAATCCTAGAATTAACGACGAGGCAGCTGGAAAACTCACAAAACTAATCGAGGTTCATGGATTCATAAATCCGGTAATTGTCACTCCGGACATGAAAGTTAGAGCGGGACACACCAGAATAAAAGCAGCTAAATTAATGGGCATCAAAAAAGTTCCAGCCATGATCGTCGAGTTTGATTCCGAAGAGCAAGCGCAAGCATTCTCCTTGGCGGATAATAAAGCTGGGGAATGGGCAGAATGGGACTTCAAGAAATTAGTGGATATTTTACTTAGGCTTGATGTTGGCGATTTCGATATGGATATTACAGGATTCCAAATGGATGAAATAGAGGACATGGTTAATAAGTTTGGAGAACGTCCCATAAGTGAAGAAGAAGAATTCGATGCCGAAGAAGAAGTCGATAAAATAGAGTCAGCCTTCACATTACCGGGAGACATCTGGACAATTGGGAAGCACAGACTTATATGCGGCGATGCAACGAAACTATCCGATATCAAGACACTGGTCGGAAAGCAGGACATAAGCTTAGTTATTACGGATCCGCCATACAATGTAAATTATGTGGGCAAAGTTGGATCAATTATGAATGATAATATGGGCAACGATAAGTTCTATGAATTCTTATTGGATTCTTTTAAAAACATGGAATGGGCGCTGCAAAAGGGATCGCCATTTTATATATTTCATGCCGATTCCGAAGGTTTAACATTCAGAAAAGCGCTGCAGGATTCCGGACTTATCCTTCATCAAGTTTTAGTGTGGGTAAAAAACACCTTCGTCATGGGACACAACGACTATCACTGGCAGCACGAACCAATTATTTATGGATGGAAAGAAGGAGCGGCACACCCATGGCACGGATTTAGGGACAAAGCAACCGTGATAGATGACGGAGTTATTGACATCGAAGTTATGAAAAAGGCTGAGTTATTAGATTTTGTAAAAGAAATGATAGATAAGATTGATACGACTGTGCTCCGGGAAAATAAGCCCGGACGCAATGCCGATCACCCGACCATGAAACCACTTCCACTGATACGGAAATTGATGCTTAATTCATCACGAGTCCACCAAGCAGTTTTCGATCCATTTCTGGGGAGCGGATCAACACTCATAGCATCCGAACAATTAGAGCGGATTTGCCTTGGTTCAGAACTTGATCCAAAATACTGCGATGTGATAGTAAAGCGATATATAAAATTTAAGAGCAGGGATACGAGAGGAATAAAACTAATGAGAAATGGGAAAGGGATAGATCTGGATATAATCTTAAACAATTGGTGCAATGAGCTGGCGGCAGATGAATAAATAATCGGGAAGGGGGGAATGCCGCGATGGGTTCAATAGAAAACGAATATGAAGATCTTCATGAACTCAAAGCGCAAATCGAAGTTCTTAAATCAGAATTAGTCTCCCTTGAAGAAACAGGAATATCTGCGATGCGCTTAGATAAAGTTGGAACAAGCTATAATATTTCAAAGCCAACAGAAACAGATGCCTTGGGAGTCATTGAGAAGAGATCCTTTATTCAGCGAAAAATTATTGTCATGCAACAACGTGTTGAGATATTGGAAAATGCACTTAAGGCATTAACACCCTATGAATTTGAAATTATCACTAGAAAAATCATCGATAACGAACCATTTTATAGAATTTGTGGTGATTTAAAGGTAAGCGAGCGAAATGCAAGACGCACAAAAGCCCGCGCATTACAAAAGCTGGAACGCACGATTTATAATCAAAAATAAGGTTTGTCATGGTTTTGTCCGGTTTTTGGCAGGGTTTTGGCAGGCTTCTGCCTGTTTACAGTCTGTATGAAACATGTTATATTTAAGATGGAATAAATAGACAAGACTACAAAACGGCTACTTTTAGCCGTTTTTTTATGTTCCAAAATAGGGCGAGGTGTTAAATATGCCCAAAGAAGTAGGAAGACCAGTCAAAATCAATCCGACAATACAGGCAGAGCTTGTCAAAATGATTCAAGCTGGGAATTACATGGAAACAGCGGCAGCATTTGTGGGCATTTCTATTTCAACAATGAGAGATTGGATTAGAAGGGGAGAGCGGGAAGCACAAAGATTCATAGATGATCCGAAAGCGCGACCGATAAAATCAGAAACACCATTTATGGAATTTTCGGCAGCTATTAAAAAAGCCCAAGCTGCAGCGGAAATCCGGGACGTGATTATAATCGGCGATGCAGCGCGAGAATCATGGCAAGCGGCAGCATGGCGGCTAGAACGAAAATACCCGGAAAAGTGGGGCAGAAAAGATCGCCATGAAGTAAGTGGTCCTTCTGGTGGGCCAGTTCAAATAGAGGAAATCAGAGAAAAGCTATTCCGGAAGTTCAGTGACATAAAGCCGGAACCAGAACAAAAACAAGAAGGGACTGATTGAACTGAATCCAATTATTGAAAACAACTTCAAGTATCATGCGCCAAAAGACGGACAACCAGAAATGTATGTAGAGATTAGAGAAAAGGCAAAAGAGTTTGCTTATTTGATTGATCGACTGTGTCCAGTGTGCCGGGAAAGATCCACGGCTATGACGAAGCTGGAAGAATCCGTGATGTGGGCCAATGCAGCAATAGCGAGGGAATAGAGATGGATGGAGATTAGAGGGGGAGCAGTCAGGTGCCATTGATTCTTAGTTGTTCGCGCAATAATTGAAGTTCTTTCCTATCTGTCATATGATCCCTCACATTATCTCCTTGTGTTCCTAGTCTTAGATTATCGGGATCATTATTTAACTTATCTCCGTCACGATGCCTAACGACAATTCCCGGTTGTATCGCTTTAGTTCCATATTTTTGTAATGCAATTAAGCGATGTTCATAATAATAATTTCTGTGAATCTTTAGATGTTTTTTAGCCAATTCTCGAAGTTCTGGTGTGAGATTATCTTTATGAATTTCTCTGTATCCATTTGTAATCATAATGCCATTATTTTTTTTTGGATGTTCCTGATATTTTTTAGAACAAGACATACATTTAGTATTTAAGTCATGTCTTAACGATTGAACATTTTTCCATCGTTCCTCACCGCAATGAGGACAATAGGATAATATGCAATGTAATCTTTTCTTTCCAATTTCATAAAGATACATTCCCTGCCTACGATAATTAACAATTATCATCTTTTTGTGATCATCAAATTCCCCTATGAAACAATATTTGGTTCTTGGGAGATGACGATGTTCAGAGCAGTATGTCTTGCGTTCTCTGACGGAATTAGAAAATACTGATTTATGAATATATCTTCCAAATCCACAATAAGGGCAGATAGCCCAAAGTTTATTTCCTTTAGTAAGTGAAAAATCAAAAAGTTGTTCAGATTGCATATTAAAAATGATATCCATATTAAATTCTTCAACAATATAGTGTTGAGTATTTTTTTTAAACATTAAATTAATCCTTTCCACCGAATACTTAAGTATACCATACGATATAATTAAGTATTAGTGGAAATAAAAGGAGTTAATAAATTGATGATCGCAGATAAGACGATTTTAATCACAGGTGGTACAGGAACTTTTGGTCAAAAATATACAGAATGGCTAATAAAACATAAGGGAGTAAAACGAATTATTATATTTTCTAGAGATGAATTAAAGCAACATGATATGAAACAAAAATTTAAAGATGAGCGAATACGTTATTTTATAGGTGATGTAAGAAATCAAAATCGATTAGAAAGGGCATTCAATGAAGTAGATATTGTAATTCATGCTGCAGCACTAAAGCAAGTCCCAGCTTGCGAGTATAATCCTTGGGAAGCAGTCCAAACAAATGTAATCGGAACACAGAATATAATCGAGGCATCTATTAATAAAAAAGTTAGTAGATGTCTTTTGCTCAGTACAGATAAAAGCTGCATGGCTTCAAACACATATGGAAAAACAAAAGCTCTAGCCGAATCTTTATTTATAAACGGCAATGCATATGCGAGCGGGACCAAGACCAGATTCAGTTGTGTTCGTTATGGAAACGTTACCGGATCGCGGGGAAGCATAATCCCTTTGATGGAAAAGCTTCGGGACAGCGGACAGCCGATCACTATCACCGATGATCGGATGACAAGATTCTGGCTGGAACCTGAAAGGGCATGTGAAATAGTTTCGTCAGCAATTCAGATGATGTATGGCGGGGAAATATTTATACCCAAAATACCCAGTGTTCGAATTTTAGATTTGAAGCAGGCTATAGCGCCAGAGTCAGAGATTAAATTTATTGGGATCCGGGAAGGCGAAAAACTGCATGAGTCCTTAATAAGCGAGCAGGAAGCACCGATGACGATCGATGCCGGGGAGTTCTATGTTATAGAAAGCCCGCAAGATTGGTTCCAGAGAGGACGCATAAAAGGAATTCATTTTGAAAAGGAAAGATATGTAAGTAATGAAAATGAAAACTTTCTTAGCATTGAAGAAATTCAGGCTGGGATTTAGTCAACCGAGCTGAGAGCACCATGAGAAGCGAACGAACCATGGAACAAGAAAAAAGCGTTATGTAGAAGTGAGCCAAATTTAAAGAGTGTACCAATGAACATGAACGAACCAAAAGGTCGGACTGAAACAATTCAAAAGAGTGAGCTATCTTGAATGGATTGAGACATTGAATGGGAGCGAACCAAAATCATTAAAAAATCATGTTTAGTGAGTGAGCCAAACGAATGGAGAGCACCGCATTATAAGAGCGAACCATATAGATGGAGAATCCCAAATAGCAAGAAGTGAGCCAATACTCCTGAGAGTACCACATTCCGAGAGCGAGCCATGACGATGAGATAAACATTAGAAGGTGAGCGTTTGATTTTGAATCAAATTATAATTGATGAAGAATTTAAAGGTTTGTGCCCGGCGCTTTCAGCAGAAGAGCGGAAGCAACTGGAGAAAAACATCATCGAGGAAGGATGCCGGGATGCCTTAGTAATCTGGAAAAACATAATCATTGATGGGCATAATCGATATGAAATTTGTATTCGAAATTCTATTGAATATAAGACGGTCGAAATGGATTTTCCAGATAGGGAATCAGTAATTGATTGGATAATTAATAATCAATTAGGGAGAAGGAATTTAACGAAGGAAGCCCAGAGCTATTTAAGAGGTTTGCAATATTCGAGGGAAAAGAAGAAACCGGGAGCACCCGAAGGAAACAAAAATGCAGAAAAACAAATAGATAATAATTTATCAATTGTTTCTGGTAATTCCACTGCTCAAAGACTAGCGGAACAACACAATGTCACCCATCAAACGATAAAAAATGATGAAAAATATGCCAAAGCAATCGATACCATAACCGAGGAATTAGGCGAAGATGTAAAGGAAAAAATACTTAGCCATGAAATTAATGTTACCAAGAAAGACATAGCACAACTAGCAAAGTGGGAATCGGAACAACGACAAAAAGTTATTGCCATGATCGTAAAACAAGAAGCAAAAGGTGTCAGGGATGCGATTATTAGACTAAATAAAGAAAAAGCCAAGGCATTAAATGAGACGCCAATCGCCACACCTAAAGGAAAATATAAAGTCATAGAAATTGATCCACCATGGAAAATGAATGGAGAAGAAGCAAAATCACAAGTTATGCAATATCCACTAATGGACATGGAAGAACTTAAAAAATTAAAAAGTGTTATTGATGAGATGGCAGACGAAAACTGTCATCTTTATTTATGGGCAATAAATCCCATGCTACCCGAAGCTTTTGAACTTATGGAAGTATGGGGTTTTAAATATAAAACATGTATTACATGGATTAAATCTAATGGATTTGGGACTGGTCATTATTTTAGAGGACAGACCGAGCATGTTTTATTTGGTATAAGAGGAAAATTAAATACTTTGGAAAATGATCAAGCAAACTATTTAGAAGCACCAAGAACAAAACATTCAGAAAAACCGGAAAAATTTTATGAAATAGTTGAACGAATGTCTCCTGAACCAAGGATTCGTTTATTTGCAAGAGCACAGAGAGATGGCTGGGTGTCATGGGGGAATGAGATATGACGATTGAAAATCGAGATGCATATATGAATAATATATGGGATTGGAAAATTCTTGATGGATGCTTTGGGAGTACTAGTATAAAACCAATGGATATAGATGGTCATGTTGAAAGAAAAGGAAAGCATTTATTTATAGAGACAAAGTCTCCCAATGTTCCTGTAAAAACTGGGCAATGGCTTTCGTTTAAGAGTCTTGTTGAAAATCATGGTTTTATGGGAATAATCGTTTGGGGATCTAAAGATGTGCCAGAAGAAATGCAGGTTTTGTATCCGAATAAACCTGTTGAAGAATCGCAAAAACGAAAAGCTGATATCATTGATCTTCGGAGAGTTGTATCGTGGTGGTTCGATAAAGTTGATAATTAAGAAGGGGAGAGGAACATGATTCCCTATGCAAGACACAAACTGCAGGCCGAAGACATGATGGAAGTCTTAAGAATACTTCAAAGTCCAAGCATCACCCAAGGACCGATGATCGAATGGTTTGAGGATGTATTCAGGAAATCGGTCGGAGCGAACTATGCCATAGCGGTAACGAGCGGGACCGCAGCACTTCATGCGGCACTCATGGCAGCCGAGATCGGACCGGGCGATGAAGTAATAGTGCCATCAATGACCTTTGTCGCAACGGCAAACGCTGTCAGATACCTTAATGCAATTCCAGTATTCGCAGACGTTGACGAAGAAACGCTGCTTATTAATTACCAAGATGTCGAGTCAAAAATAACCCAAAAGACAAAAGCAATTATAACGATGGATTATGCTGGGCAGCCAGCAGATTATGATGAATTCAGAGAACTAGCTGACAGGTACCATTTAATATTAATAGCTGATGCCTGCCATTCACTGGGAGCAACATATAAAGACGAAAAGGTAGGAACGCTGGCCGATTTGAATTGCTTTAGCTTACACGCCACCAAGCTTATAACGAGTGGTGAAGGTGGAGTCATAACAACACCTTATAAAAAATATTACGACCGGATGCGAGCATTTAGAGATCATGGAAGAGTTAATGGTGAGATGCAGTATCTGGGATTTAATTATAGAATGACAAACTTTCAAGCTGGCCTATGTATTCACCAGATCGAACGAATAGAAAGTCTTGTAGAGAAGAGACAAGAACTAGCCAATATTTATGAAGATGCACTAAAAGATTTAGACATTAGATTATTAAAACAGAAGGAAGACAGAATAAGTGCCCGGCACATATTTGTAATTAAGACAGATTTTCAGAAAGAATTTATAGTCAAGTTATCCGATTATGGAATCGGAACTCAAATTCATTATAAGCCAGTCAATCTACAACCGTTTTATAATAGTCCGGGATCGACACCGATCGCAGAAAACATGTGGACAAAGATGATTACAATCCCACTTTATACGGAATTGAGTGATGAAGAACAAATAACTGTTATAAGAGCGCTCCATACTGCAGATGCCAAACATAAGAAAGAAGATAGATAGAACGAGCAAATCGTTCTCTTTTTGTTTGGAGGGGGAATTTAATATGGCAAAGATGACGGAAGAACAACAGAAGTTGGTAGAAGATAACATAAATCTAGCCCGGTACATGGCAATAAAATGGGTTAAACAAGGAGTTAGAAATTTTGAATACGATGAAATATTTTCGATGTTTTCATATGCGCTTTGTAAGGCAGCAAAGAGCTATGATTCGTTGAGAGGTGCGAGTTTTGCAACTTATGCTGCACGGTGTATGGATAACGAAATCAAAATGGGATTCAGGAAAAAAGGTAGAAACGGCGGAGAAGATTCACAAACGAATTTTGAAGATCCGATCCATGTTGATACTGAAGGAAATCCTTTAACATTGAATGATGTTTTCGCTAATAATGATCACATGGAATACGACAAAGTCATAGATACAATGTACGCGAAGGAAGCATTTAAGATATTGCGACCAAGAGAAGTTCAAATCTTGAAAAAGAAATTCTTTGAAGACACAACCCAGCGGGAAACAGCGAACAGTATGAATATTTCCCAGTCATACGTCAGCCGATTAGAGAAAAGAATTCTTAGAAAATTACATGACTGGGATAAAGATTTAAATAAAACACAGGAAGTATCCTGAAATATTTAGCGGGGGTAAAATTCATTTGAAGATTATAAGTGATCTAAAAAAGACGATTTCAATTGCCCATAAAAAAATCGGAGAGAATAGTCCGGTTTTCATTGTTGCAGAAACTGGTGTAACAGCGAACGGATCCGTAGACATTGCCAAGGCATTGATCGACGAAGCAAAACTGGCCGGAGCCGATGCTGTTAAATTTCAGACAATCGACTGCGACGATTTCATGAGCGATAAAAGCGTGATGTACAAATATGAGACAACGGACGGTCCCAAGGAAGAGAATATGTACGAGATGCTAAAGAAGCATCAATTCACTCCACAGGAACTGATCGAGATCAGCGACTACGCAAAGGAACGAGACATCATATTCTATTTGTCTGTAGATTCTATCCGGAGCGTTGACTGGGCAGAAGCAGCCGGATCAGCAGCCTACAAAATCGGATCATGGGACTTAAGGAATTATCCACTAATCGAAAAAGTCATAAGCACTGGAAAATCTATACAGATTGATTTAGGACCGGTTATTATTGGAGAAATTACCCAATTAGTTGACTATCTGGACGAGCGGGGAGCCAAGGAAGCCGTGCTCGTTTATTGCAGCCACGCCAGTGAAATAGAGAACTTAAACTTGCAGAGCATAACATACCTAAGTGAAGCGCTGGGAATTCCAATGGGATACTCAGCGGACACCCGGAACATCATACCAGATGTTATAGCCGTTACTTTAGGTGTAAAATTCATCGAGAAAAGATTGACGATCAGCCGCAACAATCCGGGTCACCATCACATAAAAGCGCTTGAGCCTATAGAATTCAGGGAATGGGTCCAAGCGATCAGAAAAGCAGAAAAAGCACTAGGAAAAAAACAACTCAAGCCATCGATTGAAGACTTGCGCGGGAAGAGTTCATACTTCACCAGCATCGTAGCAACCAGAGACATAATAGAGAATGAGACGATAACTAAGGATATGCTGTGTGCCAAACGACCGGGAACCGGGATATCGCCATTATATATTGACCAAATGATCGGCAGGAAGACAAAGCGATTGATCAAGGAAAATGAAGTCATCCAGTGGGAGGATTGGGGAGCTTTTGCATGATTATCGACATTGACGGAAAAGTGATAAGCAAACGATACCCGCCTTTTTTGATCGCTGAAACAGGCTTGAACCATAATGGAAAGATTGACCTAGTCTATCGCATGATTGCTGTAGCGAAAGCAGCCGGAGTCGATGCAATAAAATTCCAAACTTATAAAACTGACGAATTCTGTAACCGAGATTCGGAACTTTATGAAATATTCAAGGAATGCGAGCTTAGGCAGGATGACTGGGAGTCCATCAAGAAAATGTGTGATGACCTCAAAATCACATTCCTTTCAACGCCACAAAATTATTCTGACTTAGAAATACTTTTGAAGCTGGGTATGAAGGCGATAAAGATAGGGGCGGACGATCTAAATAATATCCCATTAATCCGGCAGTATGCCCAGAGCAGACTACCGATTATTTTATCGTGTGGCATGGCTTACGGAGTCGAGATAGAAGGGGCCATTAATACCATCAATAGAGATTATCAAAATTACCCAATTATTTTATTACATTGCACATCACTATATCCGGCAGAAGCAAGAGATGTAAGCATCAAAAAGCTAGGGACCATCGCCAGATCATATCCAAATTGCATAACGGGTTATTCAGATCACACGGTCGGAAACACTGCAGCCGTGATGGCTGTCGCGCTAGGAGCGAAAGTATTCGAGACGCACTTCACGCTAGACAATGAAATGTTGGGTCCGGATCATAAATTCAGTAAAAATCCGAACGATCTGAAAGATTGGGTCAAGGCAATCCGGCAAGCACACATGATGCTGGGACAGCCAGAACTAAAGCCAACCGAGAAGGAACACGAAATGCGGCGTATGGCTAGGCGCAGCTTAACAGCACTAGAAGATATAGAAAAGGACGAAATATTCACCAAACAGAATGTTGGGCTTAGGAGGCCGGGGACAGGAATTCCGCCAGCTTCCCTGAGCATTTATATCGGGGCAACGGCAAGTAGAAAAATACATGCTGGGGAGCAATTACAGAGAGACGATATTATTCATTCCAGAGAGAAGGAGGAATAAGGGAATGGAAGAAACTATTGGTTTTGGTTCGGAATTGGGGAATGAAGTATTAAAGAGGTTAAATAATAAACGGAAAATTAATGACTATTGCCTTAATATGGCAGTATCTAAATGCCAAGTTTCTCTGGCTAAATTCGATTTAATGGAGCATACGGTACGAAATATGATCGGAATGATGCAGGAGAAAGTAGAGAGTGAAAATTCGATGGAAGAAGGAACGTTTATATACATGACCAAGAGCGAGAAGACAACTGAAGATGAAATTCTAATAACATTAACAGCTGAAGTGTATATCTTGGATGTGAGTTAAATGGGGAGTTCGAAAATACTAGAGATGCAGTTATACGCACTCCTAAAGCTGACGAAGAACGATTTTCATCCATTGGTCATTGTTACCGGGGAACCAGAGATAGGTGAGAACGTTTATATCGGAGCACTATCGGAGATTAATGCCAAAGATTGCAAAGTAAAAATCGGAAAAAACTGTGATATAGCATCCTTTGTGGCGATCAATGCAGCCGATTCACACAAAGAATGCATTGGACTAGCAAAGAAGAATGAGCGGAAAAATATCACGATTGGAAGCAACGTATTCATTGGTTCTCATTCCGTTATTAAGGGAGGCGCTAAGATCGGGCACCATTCAGTGATCGCAGCCGGGACCATTGTCGATGAATGCAAAATACCTCCCTATTCCCTAGTATGCGGAAATCCAATGGTGGTAAAGGAAGGCTATTATGAAAAAAATAAGAATTCCCCATAATAGACCAACATTGGGAAAAGAAGAAGTCCGGGCAGCAGCCCGCATTATTGATTCAGGATGGATCGCGCAAGGATGGGAAGTACAAGGATTCGAGAAGGATTTATGTGAATTCCTTAATCTTCCATACGGTCATGCGATTATGGTGAGCTCCGGTACCGCAGCACTATATATCGCCATAAAACACATTCGACTTCAAAATATATCATATCCAATTTATTCATGTTCATCCGTTCGAAACGCTATTATTATGGCAAATTGCATCCCAATAGCCGAAGACCTGAAAACGATCAATAACTCAGATATTGTTGTCCATACATTCGGAATCCCGGAAACGAGGGATAGTCGAACGAACTATATCGAGGATGCAGCACAGGCATTAGGCGCGAAAATAGAGAATCAGTTCGTCGGAACGATTGGAACCTATGGAGTGTTTTCATTTTCAGCGACAAAGATTATAACGAGCGGTGGGCAAGGCGGAGCTATCGTATCGAGAAACAAGGCAATCATTGATGATATAAGGGATTATCGTCAATTTGATATGCGCAAAGACATGAAAGCCCGGTTCAACTTTCAAATGACCGACATTAATGCGGCGATCGGGCGTGTGCAATTAAGAAAGCTTAAATTCTTCTTGGAGCGGAGAGAAGAGATATTCAAGAAATATCAGGACGCAGGATTTAATTTATTACAGAGCAGGGATGCAGCCAAGACGGATGTCAGGTATCGAGCGATTCTAAAGACGGACAAAGCCGAACAGATCATAGAAGCATTAGCCGAGCAGGGAATCAGAGCAATTATTCCCATAGAGGAAAGCGAACTGCTAGGTGAAAAGGAACAATTTCCAAAGGCCCTTCAGAAAACGAAGGGCACACTATCATTACCAATATATCCAACACTAAGTAACAAGGAAGTTGAATTAATCATATCGGTGGTGCAAAAATATTGAAGGTATTGAGTGCTCATCAACCCACATACTTGCCATATCTTGGACTATTCCATAAGGTAGCATTGGCAGATGAATTTATTCATTTTGATCAAGTCCAATATTGCAGCAGGGATTGGATTAATAGAAACAGGATTAAAATTAATGGAGGTGGATTCTTGTGGCTTACAGTGCCAGTATTGAAGTCTGGGCACCGGGAGAAGACGATCGCTGAAATGGAGATTAACAACAGTATGCGATGGAGAGATAAACATTGGAAATCTATTTATCTAGCCTATAAAAAATCAAAATATTTCAAGGACTACGCTGATTTCTTCCGGGAGACTTATCAGATCGAATGGAAATACATCGCGGACTTAAACAAGCACATCTTTAATTGGTTTCTTCAAGTGTTCGAGATCAAAACAAAGATAAGAGAAGCCAGTGAATTTAATTTTCAAGGAGCCAAGAGCGATCTGGTTCTTGATATGTGCAAGAAAAGAAAAGCAGATCTTTATATTTTCGGATCGGAAGGAAGAAGCTACGCTGACATTTCATCATTTGAGCGGGCGGATATAAAGCCGTACTTCCAAAAATATGAATACCCAGCGTATTCACAGCTTCATGGTGAGTTTATTCCTTATATGAGCGGGATAGATTTAATCTTTAACGAAGGACCAAATGCAAAATATATATTTATGCAAGGAAATGACACAAGAGAAAATATGTGTGGGGGAATTAGATGCTAAAGTTATTCAAAGAATGTCCCATACCAGAGAAGGAAATCATGTCAAACCTTAATCTTTTTATCAAACGTCAACAATTAACAAGAGTCATGTTCATGTACGAGTTATACAAAAAAATCCTGCCATTGCACGGAAATATCATTGAATTTGGAGTTCGATGGGGGCAAGACTTAGTGCTTTTCGAGTGCTTCAGGGGAATGCTCGAACCATTCAATTATACAAGAAAGATCATCGGATTTGATACGTTCGCAGGATTTCCCAGTGTGACAGAAAATGATCCACATGCCAAAATTGGTGATATGGGAGTTACCGAAGGTTATGAAATTTACCTTGATAATTTACTCGATCAGCACGAAAAGGAAAGCCCAATAAGCCAGATCCGGAAACACAGTCTGGTCAAAGGAGATGTTGTTCAGACGCTTCCTCGATATTTCCATGAACATCAGGAAACGATTATAGCGCTTGCTTACTTTGATTTTGATATCTATGAGCCTACCAGAATAGCCTTAGAGTTCTGTAAAGATCGACTAATGAAAGGATCAGTCATCGCGTTTGATGAAGCCAATAACGAAAACTGGCCGGGAGAAACGCTGGCGATTCGTGGTGCTCTTGGAATTGAGAATATTAAACTTGAACGATTCCCATGGTGTCCAACGATGAGTTATATGGTGGTGGAATGATGTTTTCAAAGGAATGGGAAAACAGATTCAGCCAAGGGAAAAGCCAGTCGACATTTCCATGGACGGACCTAATCAGATATGCGAACAAATTCGGAAAGCCAAGATGGGGAAATAAAGTCTTGGAACTTGGACCGGGGATAGGGGCAAACATACCATTCTTTCTAGGAAGGGGTATGGATTACTACGCAATCGAGGGAAGCGAATCAGCAGTAAGATCAATTTTATCCAGATATCCTGAACTTGAAGACAAAGTAATCGTCGGAGACTTTACGCAAAGTCTCTTTTTTGATGGGAAATTTAACATGATCGTCGATCGAAGTTCAGTCACCCACAACGATACAAAGAGCATTCAGAATACGCTAAAATTGGCAGCAGAAAAACTGGAAGACGATGGACGGTTTATAGGGATTGATTGGTTTTCATGGGACCACAACGAACGCAGGACCGGGAAAGTTAAAGTGGATGATCCATATACTTATGTTTTTGATTCGGGAAAATTTGAGGAATGTGGAAGTGTTCATTTCAGTACAGGTGAGCATATCTTTAAACTCTTCAAAGATGCAGGAATGATGTTAGAAATGCTTGAGCACAAGACCATACATCCAAGTACCATCGTGAGAAATAAAGTGTCTAGCACTCAAGAAGGAGAAGCGACATGGAATCTATCCGCAAGGAGAAAATTATGAAAAACTTTAGATTAGGTAGATTTGAAATTCCAAGAGATGTAATGCTTGATACAACAGAAATTGCTATCGCAATCACAAATGGAATGCTTATCATTCGTGCGGAAATGATGTTCAATACTGATTCTGTAGAGTATACGGCGATATCACCCATGTTTGATGAGATAGAGAATGGAACAATACCTCCAAGCTATGAGATCATCGTGGAAAAGAAGGATGATGAAATCAAAGTCAAAGCAATAAGGAAAAGTCCATGAAGACATTAGCGATTATCCCGGCTAGAAGTGGATCAAAGAGATTGGCCCAAAAAAACATGAGAGAAATCAATGGGCAGAGTTTACTGGCCCACGCAATTGATACCGTTATCCAAAGTGATGTGTTCTCAGAAATCGTTGTATCAAGCGATTCGAAAGATATATTAGAAAGCGTTCAACATTTTAATAAAATCGTTTATCATCTTAGGCCACCAAGTCTGAGCGGAGACACGGCTAAACTAAAAACGCTTGTCAGATACCTTATGGAACTTTATGCAGCCGAAGAAAATAAATTCGATATTGTCGCATTGATTATACCGACTTCACCACTTCGGAGAGCCGAAGATTTGAGAACGGCAGCGGCACTCATGCGAAAGAATTACGACAAAATAAATGGAGTCATGAGTGTAGTGAACACGCAGCACCCACCGCAGCATACCTTTAGGATTGATTATCAGGGATATATTCAGGCGATGTACCCAGAGTTCATGGACACTCAATCCCAATTCTTAGAGCAGACATACATACACGATGGCACAATTATCTTCGTAAAGACAGAAAGCTTTCTGAAAT